ATTAAAAATTTTTATATAAAAAAAAAAAAAAATATATAATATTAGAATAATTAAAAATTATACATCTTTAGATTATGGCAATACATCTTTAGATTATGGCAATACATCTTTAGATTATGGCAATACATCTTTAGATTATGGCAATACATCTTTAGATTATGGCAATACATCTTTAGATGGTTATGGTAATAGAGATTATTATAATAAAGATTATAATACTCCATCAAAATATAGAGTAATAAAATCAGATTTAGATATTTCTAATGTTAATACTAATAATGTAATACATCCAATTACATTATCTAAAATTAATACTGATAATAAATCATTATGTTTAACAAAATTTAATTATAAAAATAATAAAATGGAATTTTTTAATAATTATAAATGTAGTAATAATGATAATAAATATAAAAAATATTTATATATACCGCCTATATCATTATCTTATGATGATATATTAAAAATTTATGATATTTATGATGAAGAAAGTTTATATGAATGGTTAAATCAAAATATTAAAAATAATAAACCTATAAATACACTAGATAGAATACTTATATCTTGGATTAAAATTAATTTTAATAATATTAAATCTTATTTTAATTTATTAGTAAAAATTATTTATTTATTATATAAATTAAAGATTAAAATATTATACACTGATATAAAAGATATACTTTTAATTAAAAATGAATTAACAAAAGATGAACTATTATATGTAGTTAATATATGGTATAAAAATAACCAAAATTTTGTGTCTTTAGATGATGGTTTTATATTTTCTATATCTGAATTAATTAATAATTATAAAAAAAAAATATAAATAATTATATATGACTTCTCAAGAACCTGAGAAAAAATCTGTTCCTACATACTATATAATACCTCCAATGATACCATCATACTATGATTATCAAGATATTAATCAAGACCCTAAATTAAGAATTGATGTTGTTAATTATTATTATCATAAATTATTAAAATGGGTATCATCATCTTCAATGTATAAAGAACATAGAGAACATAAAGATGATTTACATGAAAATAAAAATAAAGTAAAAAAAAATATACATAAATTATTAAAATATTTTGTTAAACAAGCCCGTATTAATTGGTATGAATTAAGGTCAAATCATATTATTATTAAAGAATTCTTTAGTAAGAAATTTGATTTATTATTATAAAAAAATTGATAATTATTTATATTAATTATCAATTTTTAATATTCAAATAATGATTTACATGACAGATATTAAATTAGAAATACCTAATGTTCTTGATTCAACAACATTATTATGGTTTAAAAATTTAAATTATAAAACTAAAATAGATTTATTAACATCACTATTAAAAAAAAATATTGATGTTTTAAATATTACAATTATTGATAATATAAATTTTAATAAAGATCCAGAATATAAATATAAACCAAAATTTATAAATATTAATAATTTACTATTTTTATGTATAAGAGAAAGAGAATCATATTTTAGAATTTATCCTTATAATACAAATATTATACATTTAATAATAAATCATAATTTACCTTTTATTGATGTATTTAATTTTTGTATTTTTATGTATTATTGGAATTATGGAGGATATAATAGTATAGATTTTGATAACTTTGATATGAATTCATATATAAATGAAATTATTTATACTATGTGCGATAAGATAACATCAGATAATATTATATTTAAATATGATTATAATTATAAACAACTATTATGTGATAATAAAAAAAGTTTAATGACCAATAATGATAAGTCAATTTCAGATTTAGAAATTAAATATAATGATATATTAAATAAATATGATGAATTAAATAATAAATATATTTCATTAAAATATAATATGATTGAAATAATAATACTAATATATATTTTTTTTATTATGCATTATTATTGAAGAGTACTTTTGATATATTTTTAAGTTCTTTTATATCTTTGATATGAATTTTTTCATTTGGGTTATTTTGTTTTAACAATTGATATATTCTAATAATATAATTATTATATTTAAAAACTTGTTCATTTAAGTTGTCTAGTTCTGTTAATATTAAAACAATACCTTTATGTTGTGATGAATTAGTTTCATCAATTACATCCTGAATGTCTTCACCACTACTTAAATTTGGATTTTCATTACGTATATTGTTATAAATATTGAATGATTCGGTTAATTCCTTAAAACCCTGTTCTTTTTTACTCCCACCTTTTAACTCTAAATATTTTTGTTTATATTTCAAATATTTTTCTTTAAACATATATATTAACATAGAAATTATTCAGTATCATATGATATAAATAATTCATAAATAGGACAATTAATATTAATTATATTAATTTCTAAATATTTTTTATTTCCATTTTGTAATATTGATAATGATAATTTATCATATTTTTTTATATTATTTTCTTTTAAAAAGAATTTTAGTGGAATAGATGAAGAATATTTTTTTATTGAATTAGTTAAATCATGTGATGTATTATCATGAATAATACTAAAATTTAATATGATTGGTGTAATATGAATTTTAGTAGTATAACTTATATTATAAATATTATTTGTCATATAAATAATTTGATATCCAAATAAATAAAATATATAACTCAATATATAAAAAGGGAAAAATCTTAATAAAAATATAACAGGACTATACAATTTATATATACTTTTTTTTTTATAAATTCCACATATTTTAACATTGAAATTATTAGTAAAAAAATTTTGCATTCTTAATATTAATATATATTTATTCATATTTTATATTAATTTTTTTTATTTATATAAAGATTTATTAATAAATTTATATAAATTATGGATACATGGAATATGTGGTATCATTATGATAAAGATAATTGGAAATTATCAGGATATAAAAATATCTATACTATGACAGACAGTTCTAGTTTTTGGAAATTATATAATAATTGGAATAAATTTGGTGGGGTTTTAAATAAACATTTATTTTTAATGAAAAATAATATAACCCCTATCTGGGAAGATATTAATAATATAAATGGAGGTTGTTGGTCTTATAAAATCCATGAAGATAATGCTGAAGAATTATGGGAAGATTTATCTGTACATCTTGTATGTAATCTTATATCTCCCACTATACCTGACGAAATATTAGGAATATCTATCAGTTCTAAAAAAAATAATTATGCTGTTATTAAAATTTGGAATAAAAAATCTCAAAATCATAGTCTTAAATTATTAAATGATAATATTTTAAAAAAATGGGGAACTGATATTATATATATAGCACATATGCCAGAAAATAATTAATATTTATTTTTTAATTATTATTAATCTTTAGATTGACTTAAAACTAATTTAATTTCTCCTAATGCTGCTATTTGATAAGTAACTATAATTGGATAATCATTTTTAAGAAATAATACTACATGATTACATAAACTAGAACATTTTGTAAATATTAATAAAAATTTTAATTCAAATAATCCTTGAACAATTTCATTATTATTAGTAGATGTTGATGTTATTTCTAATCCTCCATTAGTTTCACCAATTTCAAATTCTATATTACCTATTTCACCTTTACCTGATAAATATATTTTATTATAAGTAGCTTTTATTTCTATTTTATCTGTAGATGCAGCAATATCTTTACAATATTTATGAAAATCTTGCGAAGGTAATGATATTAAATATGGAAACTGTATTGGTGTAATATCATAAGTTTCTTCTTCAATATCCATTAAATTTAATTTAAATATTTTTTTCTCTTTTCTATCTATACTATCCAATATTATTACTAATCTATTAATATCATCATCATCTACAATCCATGTCATTGTATCATAAGGAGACATACATTTTAAACATTTTAATAAATTGCCAATATCAATACCTAATGTTAATTTTTCCTTATGATAATTATAATTATATACATCAAATTTTGTAGCATCTAATTTCATATATACTAATATTTTTCCTGTTTTATTTATTTCTTTAACTACAACTCCTCCAACTTGTTGAGTTTCACTATTAATATATTTTGGATAAAAATCAAAATTAGCATCATTTAATAATGAATTAATTGCATCTACTACAATTTTAATAGCTGTGGATTGTGTAGTTTTTAATTCTAATATATGAACCATTATATTAGTTTAATATAAATATTAATCTTTAAAATGTTTATTTTTGAATAAATAAATTTAATAATAAAAAATAATCTAATTTTATATATATAATGGTTAATACATATCATTTAGTTAATCCAATAATTAAAGGAGATAATTTTGAAAATAAAATTACTGCTAAGAATTCTATTGAAGCCGCTAATAAATTATATAAAGGTTTATCTAAACATTTTAATCATAATGTTATGAAATTTTATTTTAGCATTCAAAAAGGTGATAATGATAGTAATGGTAATGGTAAATTTTATCACTTTCAAGTTACTGAAAATAGAAACGAAGATCAAGTTAAATTTAAACTACAACCTCATATGATTCAAGATGAATTAATATCAGTAGAAAGATTTAAAATGAAATTAAATGAATTTAATGAAAAATTTTCTTCAGATGAAGAAACACAAAAGGGTGGTAAAAAACATAAAAAACATAAAAAACATAAAAAACATAGTTCTTCAGATAAATCATCATCATCATCAAGTGAAAGTGATAGTGATTCAGATTTATTTACTGAAGATTTATATAGAAGAGCTAGAAGACATGTTCCAGTAAGTCAACCATTTTATTATTGGTGGTATGATCCTTATCTATATAGTTTAGATTCAGTTTTTATACCTACATTTTATCCTTATATTACTCCATATATTGAATTAAGTTTAAAACTCCCATAGATTATTTTATATTGATATAAAATAATCTATATTAACCCATAATAATTTTGTTAAAAAAATCATTTTAATGATTTTTTTATCAAAATAATCTATTTAATATTATATAATGGTTATATTAGATGAAAAATTAATTTTAAAATATCGTGAAATGATTGGTTTAACTAATATTGATAATATTTCTAATTCTACTTATTTAAAAGGTAATGCTTCTGTTGTTTCTAGTCTTAATGTTTCTAATAATACATTTATAAATAACAATACAAGTTTATTATCAAATTTAAATGTATTAAATAATACTATTATAAATAATAATGCTACTTTATTATCACAATTATATGTTTCAGGTGATTCTTTATTATTAGGAACTAATAATACTTGTAATAATGTAAATGTATTAAATAATGTTTTATTAAATAATAATCTTAATGTATCTAATACATCAGTTCTTAATAATAATACAACCTTATTATCTACTTTATATGTAGATGGTATAACTACTATTCCTAATTCTATCACAACTAATGATATTAATCCAATTAATAATACTATTAATTTTTATGGTAATACTATTAATATTGGTTCTACTAATTCTATTATTAATATTAATGGCACTACTACATATATAGCTACCGTTAATATGAAAGTTAAAGATAAATATGTATCTTTAAATATAGACCCTAATACTAATAATGCTTATGATAATGGTTCTTTATGCGGTTTTGAAATATTAGGAATAAGTGGTAATGGTTTTATAAAAACTAATAATGATGCTACTAGATTTTTATTAAAAGCACCTACTGACCCTAATACATTTTATATATCTGTGTCTGATATTAATAGTAATTTATATATATCAGGTAGTTCATTATTTTATGGTAATACTACATTAAATTCATCATTAAATATAACAAATAATACAACTGTTGAAAATAATATGTCAGTTAATAGTAATTTATATGTTAATAATAATTCTAATATAAATAATTCATTAACTTGTTTAACTTCATTATGTGTATCAGGGAGCTGCATGCTCCAAGGTAATACAACTATAAATTCAAACTTAAATGTTTTAAATGATACTAGTGTTAATAATAATTGCACTATATTAAATAGTTTATTTGTTTCTAATACTAGTATTATATTAGGTTCTAATACAATAAATACATTATTATATGTATCTGGAACAAGTTTATTAAATAATAATTTAACTATTAATTCAAACTTATTTGTAAGTAGCAATAGTTTATTTAATAGTAATTTATCTTGTTCTAGCAACTTATATATATCAGGTATGTCCCTACTTTATAATAATACTACTTTAAATTCATCATTAAATGTATCAGGTAGTACATTTATTAATGGTAGTGCAACCATATTATCTAGTTTAAATATTTCAGGAAATTCTTATATTGTAGGTAATACAACTGTTGGGTCTGGTGTTAATAATATATTTAATATATCAGGTAATATAGTATCTGCATTACCTAATTATGATAATAATTTATTAGCTACATCTAATGGAGTTCCATTATATGGATTCTATAGAACTGGTGGTATTGTTAAAGTTAGATTAGATAATAATCCTCCTCAATTACAATTAGTAGGTGATAGTGTTATGTCTTGTAATTATGGTAATGTATTTACTGATCCAGGTGTAATAGCTACTGATGATATAGATGGTTCATTAATACCATATTTAATATCAATAACTAAAGATGGTATAAATTATTTAGCATCTAATATAAATGTTTCTAGTTCTACATCTATAACAATAACAAGTTCATTAAATACAGGAACTTATACATTAAATTATATGGCAATGGATATGACAGGAAATGAAGGCTATATAACTAGAACTCTATTAATCATTTAGGTATCTTAACCACCGTTATTACATAAAACATTAAATTTATAAATCATAATATGTCTAGGACATAAAAAGTATAATAATTAAATTTTTTTAATATATACATTTCCTTTATATTATCATTTTCAATATTGTGTTGCAATGCAAAATCTTTGCAACTAAAAATACAATTTTTGTATAAATTATTTTTTAGTATTGATAATAATATTAATTTTTTACTAAATATTTTTATATGATTATTTAATAATCCAAAATGTATTGTATCATATGTTATACCAATTATAATATCTACATATTTATTACTAACTTTTATTAAATCCATACAAAACATAACTGCCATATTTGCAGGATTATGTATATTTTCAGTATATGGAAAATTTATTACTAAAATATAATTATCTTGATTGATTTCATAAATTTTTATATATACATATTTTTCAATTAATAATAAAATGTGATTATTAAATTTTTGTCTATTAAATATAATATTATTAAATAATATATTTGTAAAAAAAATATTTATTATTATAACTTTGTTATATGACTTTATAAAATCATTATTTATTAATTTATAGTTTACTATTTTGTCTAATAAATAATATTCTATAATATTATTATCTAAATCAGATATAAAATTATTTTCTAGAGGATATGTATTAAATCTTGGTTGGGAAAATAATATATCATTTTTTTGAGGATATGTATTAATTTTATTTTTATTAACAATATTACCCATATATAAATTAATACATATTTAATATTTATAGTATTAATTTAAAATATGGGCATTTTAAATATGCAAGTATAAAAAAATTGAAAAAATTAATTATTTATATATACAATACAATAATTATTTAATCTAAATAATGTATACAATTGATATTATTCAATTATCAGGAGATATATTTACAACTATAACAGTTGATAAATTAGAAAATACATATTTAGAGATTCAAAAAGTATTTTCTACTTTTGATATTGATAAATATTATAAAATATTAAATAATGATGAAATTATTTATACTGATTTATATAATTTAGAATATGATTGTATTAGATTAAATAATACTTTAACAATAATATTTTTAGCATGGTCTAAAAAAATAATTACAGAAATTAAAAATAATGGATTACTATTACAATATAAATATAAAAAATTTAATAATATATTTGATATTGTTAAAATTGCATGTATTCAAAATGGTGTTGCATTAAAATTTGCTAGCAATGAACTAAAAAATAATAGAGATATTGTTATAATAGCTTGTCAGCAAAATATTAGTTCATTTGAATATGCTAGTGATACATTAAAAAATGATTTTGATTTTGTTAAATTTCTATGTTCAATAAATATATATACATTGTCTTATGCTAATAAAAATTTTAGAGATAATTTTGATATTTTAATAACAGCTTGTGAAACTAATGGGTTTGCATTACAATTTGCAAGTGCTACATTAAAAAATAATGTTGATATTGTTAAAATAGCGTGTAGTAATAAAGGACTTGCCTTAAGATTTGCAAGTAATAATTTAAAAAATAATTCAGATATTGTTGTAATAGCATCAAAACAACATTTATATGCATTAAATTATGCTAGTAATGAATTAAAAGATAATGAAGCATTTGCTAAAATAATTGTAAATGAGTATGGATTAGCATTACAATTTCTTAGTATTAAAATAAGAAATAATTTTGAAATTGTTAATATTGCTTGTTCTAATTACTATTATGCTTTATACTATGCTAGTGATGAACTAAAAAATAATGAAATTATTGTTAGGAATGCTTGTAATAATAATGGTGTAGCATTAGAATTTGCAAGTAAAAAATTACGGGATAATTTTGAAATAGTTAAATTAGCTTGTAATAATAATAAATTGGCATTACGTTTTGTAAGTAATGAATTAAGAGCTATGCTCAGCGTCTGAAAAATAAATTTGATATTATTAAATAGAATAGCTTATATTCATAATAATTTATTATTATATATAATAATAAATTATTTTATTTTTTTTAGTAAAAAAAGTATTATATAAACATATGTTTAATTAATCTAATTTAACTTTTTTAAATACATAAAATCTAAATATATCATTCCAAATTTTACTTTCTCTATCAGCGCCTTTTAAATCTTTATAAAATTCAGCAACTTTTTTATAAAATTTTTTATTTTTAGGATTTTCTTCATGGTCTATAACATTTAAAAACCAATCTTTATTCATGTTATATATATTAACAAATAAATCAGTATCTACTAATACACAATTGGCTTTCTCCATTGTATGTATTAATAATGTAGAGGGCACCATAAATTCTGTTAAATATACTCCTTCTTGACTTACCCAACTCATATGAATATCTATTGCCTGTCCTGTAGTATTAGTTATATCTCCATCAAATTTTTTAATAATTTCAAAAAACTTTCTTCTTTGTCCTTCTTCATCAGTATACCAAGATGTATATGTATCTTTTCCTGCTAATAATTTCATTATTTGCACAGAATCAGTAGTTGTACATATAATATAACCATCATCTTTTAAATAAGTCTTAATATTATATACTAAATTAGTTAATGAAATATTATTATCAAATAAATAATGAATTGAAAATTGAAAACTAAATATATCAAAACTTCTAGATGGAATAAATATTTTATCAATTAAATTTTTATTATTTTGAGACATTGTAGAGATAATTTTTAATTGTTTTTCGCTATTAAATTCAGTATTTCCTGAAGCTTGAAAAAATGTCATTTTGGTAAAATCAGGATATTTAGATACACTTTTTTGATATCTTACATTAAAACTATCTATTGCACCATATAAACCTTCATAATCTGGATCTACCGCAACTAATTCACCAACTCTTGCATGATACCATTTTTCAATATCACCTCCTCTACCACAACCAATATCTAATACTGTTTTTTTCTTAATTTTACCTGTTGTATAATCTTTTATTCCTTCACAATATGTATAAATTATAATTGACTTAATCCAATTATGAAAATCTCTAAATATCTTTCCTAAATTTGTAATTCTTTGATAATAAATATCTTGTGCTCTTTCTGATGCTATTATTTTAGTATCAATTCTATTAGATAATATTTTTTGTTGTATTAAATATGTATCAGGTCTTGATAATTTTTGAATTTCATTTATAGTAACTGATTCTTTAATTGATTTCCAAATTTTCATAGCCCATTCTTTATAATTTCCATATCTTTTTTTATCTCTCAATACTGATTCAGTTTTATCCCATCTTGTTCTTAATATTTTCCATCCATATTGATGAGGAATTGACATATCATTAGTATATATAATTTCAACAACTGTATTATCATTTACTAAATTACCATCAACATCTCTAACATGATTATTATCAAGTAAGAAAAATGCTTCATGATTATTTTCTTCTTTCATAAATGGAACAGGAATCTCTTTATTACCATTAACTACATCACCTACATATAGATTTGTAATTCTAAATATATTATTACTTATGGTGTTATCATATATATTTAAATATTCTCCTGTTTCTAAATTTCTTTGAAATGTTATATATACATCTATTGAATTTGTTAAAGGTGGTTTATATTTATAAATTGGATATTTATGTTCTTTTTTTTCTCTTACATATTTTTGTTCTATTCCTGTAAAAATAATTCCATCTAATATATATGGACAATTTATTTTCCTATCCTTATTTATATTATCACCCATAACACTTCCATTCCATATTAAATTACAAAAAGAAAATACTTCACAATTATTACCTCCTAATGGGAATAATATCATTTTTGTATGAAATATAATATCATTATCACGACTTATATCAATTAATTTATTTAAATTATTATGATATTTATACATTTCATTATAATAATGTTGTTCTTGATTTATAACATCAAATTTATCAGTAAAAGGTTTAATTAAATATTCTTTAACTCCCATTAAAGCCACAAAATCATGAATATACTTTAAACGATTTACAAATAATACTTCTTGTTTTATATCTTTACCATTATAATATAAACAATCAAATATCATAAATAAGTATGTATTTTTATTTTCTAATTTATAATACTCACCTTCTAATAATGTATTATTTATATTAGAAACTTTATATTGGGTTTTCTTAACAATTAAATTAGATGATATAAAATATATACAATTATTATATACAAATAATTGAAACTTTTCTCCATCAATCTTATCTGTAACACTATATTTATTTGGTATTTTATCTACTATATGTTGCACTTCTGTTGATACTGTTTGCATTGTATATAAACTATATAATGGATTAACTTCTGTGTTATATACTAATTTTTTATAAGATTTTAAAACATTATCAATTTCTTCTGATGAAATTATTTCTTTAGAATTATCTAATACTTGTTTTATTAATTTAACACATTCACTTATTTCTACTAAAGTTCCAATATTAGGCTTTGCACTACCTAACATATATTCTAATTCAACTTCATAATCTTTTTCTATATTCTTTAAAGCATCAATAGTATTAGCACAATTAATTATAGTTAGGTCTAATCTTAACTTACCTTTTTTAGCATCATCAAAAAAGAATAAGCTCATTCTTTGTTTATATCTAAATACAATCTTTTCAGATTCTGTATATTGAAGATTTGATAAATTATTTATTGTTTTACTATCTATAGGATTTTCTTTATTCAATCTAATTCTAATATTATAATTATCCATATTAACCATTGTTTTATTATCTTTAATTTTATTTATAAACTCAACATCTGGAGAATTAGTAAATTGTGATACTAATGTTGAAAATATAATATTATTTTTCATCTGATAAACAGTATTTAATATATTATTAATTTTTTCAATTCCATTTATTGTTATACGATATGTATTTATATATGACTGATTATAACATAAATCTAAGGATGTTTCTGATATTAATTTTAAGTCATCTTTATTAGCCAAATATTTTACATAATATAATAAATTCATAAATTGAGTTATAGGTAATTTATTATCTGTTTTATAATTATTAAATATAACCTCAAATTCGCTATTTGAGTCAACATTTGTAAATAAGGATTTTACTTGTGAATTCGTATCTATAGATAACATTAATTATTAGTAGAGAATGTTTTCTTATATATATTTATTTCAATTTATTTATAAACCAAATATATAATTTATTTTATATTTATTATTATCTAATAAAACATCGCATAAACTATTTATTCTATTATCTATATGATAAATTTCTTTAAACTTATTTAAATATATTATATCCTTATTAATTAAATTATTAAGTCTATATAATATAATTCTATACTCTGAATCACTTTTATAAATTTTTTTTTTATTTAAACATTTTTTTAATATATTATAATCCATTATTATAATATATTAAAAAAAAAATTAATAATAATACAGTAAATTTTTTTTTAATATATATTTAAAATATAATAATTATCCAAGTATATCTAATAAAATATCTAAATTAAATAAATGATATTAAATTTATACTATAAACAAATAACTTAAAAAATTAAATTTTTTAAGTTATTTGTTCCATACAAAAAGTTTTATTTTTTAATAATCCTCTTGATAGTACAACCATTTAAGATTATCATTCTCAAAGACACCATTTAATACCCCGAAAATTATATGTATTACTATTAAATTATAATTCTAAATTATTTATTGTTTATCAATATTATTGTAAACTCTATATTTAATAATAACTTGTATTCATCCATGTCTAATAAAAAAATAAATTATATATAATTATATAATTTATTTTTTATGTCTTGGTTATAAAATATCATTGTATACTATATACAGTAATTTATATAGAATAATTTGCATTATCTTATTTAGAGGTTGAACATTTTTTTTTGGTAATATAAAAGTGAATATTATTAAAGCTAAACTATTAAAAAGTTATTATTTTTTATAACATTAACTTATAACAAATAATAACATAAAAGTGAATTTAATATATTGAAGTGTATAGAATATATTATAATATTAATTATAATTATTTAGTATCTTATTTATTTTAGTAAAAGTGAAAAAAGTGAATTTATTCACTTTTATATATAAAATGTGTAGAGAGAGAGGGCTTGGGCTTAAAGATTGGTAAAAACATTTAATATCTATATTATAAGAGAATCAATTAATAAAAAATCTTTAATTTTTTATTAATTAATAAAAAATCTTTAATTTTTTATTAATTAATAAGTTAAAAAACTTAAGTTTTTTAACGAATCAACAATTAATTTATATTATAAATATTAAAATCTATTCCTCCCATATGGCTTTAATACTTGATTTGGATACTTTAATATTATAGTCATTTTTAATATGAATTCTAGCCAAAGTTAAATCATTAGTTATTAATTTTAAATTTTTAATATATAATTTAAATTCTTCATTATATTTTGATTTTTTATTTTGAATATTATTTATATAATAATCTAATTTTCTTCTAGTTATTATTTCAATAATATTCAAAATAAAAAAATTTTTTATATTAGTTGTTTCAATCTAATCATTTATATAAACTTTATCATGACATAATTCACATAATATAACTAAATTATATTTATCATTTTTATGTAAATTTTATTTCCTAGTAATAAAAAAATTGATTTATAATTTCATAATTATATTATTACATAATTATATGAACTTTATTAAAATGAACCAAACTAATGGATATATATATGTTAGGAATCATCCATCTTATGATGTTGATAATGCTTGTAAAATGGGTAAAACAAATAATATTCCTGAAAGAGATATACAATATGCTACTGGTGAGATCAAGAGAGGGTATTTTGAAGCGGTGTTTCAAGTTTCTATTGAAAAAATGGGAATTGTTGAACGCTTATTACAAAATGAGTTCCACAAATTAAATGTTAAATATGATGCTGGAACTGAATTTTACAATAAAAAAATTATTACTCTTATTGAACCTTACCTAATTACACTTGGAATTAAATATAAAAAATTATCCAATCAAGAAATTAGTGATTTAGTAAGATGCAACAGAGTAAAAAACATAATAAAAAAAATAAATATTCAATCATTAATTCATATACTAAAATCCAAAATAACAAATAAACAATATATTTGGAATGAAAGATATTATCAAACAAAAATAATAACTTTTAGCAAAGATGAAATTTTATCTCAAAATAAATTATATATTGAATTACCAACAGGAGGAGGCAAAAGTTATATAGTATATAAATTATTTGAATATCTAAAAAGTAAATTTATTATTATTGTTTCACCAAGAAAAATAGTAAATTCACAAAATATTTCACAAAAATATTTACAAATACTAAAAGATAATTATATTACATTCAATTATTCTACTGACAATAACTTTGATGAATATTTAAAATTATCAAATAAAAAAATTGTAATATGTTGCACACAATCCATTAGTAAAATTTATAATAAGATATTATTAAATGATATCATTAATATAACAACTTGGTTTGATGAAGCCCATTGGGGAATTGAAGAATGGATTAATAATATAAAAGATGATATAAATTCACAATTTTGGTTATTAAATAATAAACATATAAAATATCGTATATTTACATCTGCTTCACCAAATAAACTAAAACTTTTACAAAATAAAAATATATTTGGTAAAATATATTCACCTATAAAAGTAAAGGAATTAATAGATTTAAAATGGTTATCAAAAATAAAATCTTATGTTTATAGTGAAAATATCAAAAATATTAATAATATAAATTATATTATTAGCGATTTTAATGAAAAAAATAGAACGTTTGGGTTTAGTTTTCATAATAAACAAAAAAATGCATTCAATCTATTCTACAAGCATTATATACAATATAAAAATGATAAAACACATATAAAACCTTTCTTGTTAGTTAGTGATAAATTTACAATTGATAAAGAAATTATATTAGAATATAATTATAGAGATATAAAAATCTATGAAAATACAATTTATAGTATTGGTTATGTTGTTGCAAAATATAGTATGGGATATGATTTTAATAAAATAGATTTTATGTGTTTAAGTGATCCTAAATTATCAATACAAGATATCAAACAATGTATCGGAAGAGGGATTAGACCCGATGGATTAGGTAAAAATGGTTCAAATAAAGAAAAAATATTAAATGTATCCTTGCCTGTTTATATTGATGTGAATGGTGATAATAAATATGAAAAAATAATAGAAGTATTAAAATATTTATTATATGATATTGAAATTCCATATGAAGAAATTGAATTTAAAAATAGATATACATCTACTTCTAATGAAACAACTAAACCAAATGATTATGATGGAATAAATGATGTTAAATCTGTATTGTTAAATTTATTAGAAAATAAAAGAACTACACATGCTATAACATATGAAAAAACAATAAAACTAATTGCTGATAAAAATATAAAAAGTAAAGAAAGTTATTATGAATTATGTGAAAGAGATAATAAATTATCCAAAGAACCTGAAATAGTATTCAAAGGACAATTTACAAATTGGATAGAATATTTAAGTATTGAAAGAATATATTATGATTTAGAAACTTGTAAAAATAAAGTAGATGAGTATTTATTTTTATATCCTGAAATAAAAAAATATCATTTAGATTTATCAATTATAAGTAATGAATTGGTTAAAATAGATGCATTATTCCCACCAAATGGTTTATGGGTTGAATACTATAATGTAAAGGATTTAAGAGATATAATTACTATAACAAATAAAAAAAAAATGGGTGTTATTTTGTAAATGTTTAGAATTAAGTAAAAAACACTTATTATAATAATCTTATAAAAAATTGATTTTTTTAATATAAAGAAATAATATCTTATACTATTTATAATATGTTAAAACACTATACTTGTGATTTATGTAAAAAAGTATTTAATCAAAAAATTGATTTTACAAGACATCAAAATAAAAAAACACCTTGTATAACATTAACTGAAATGCAACAAATTAGTCAAACGACACAAGTTAAAATGGATAATAAAACTACACTTATTAATATATTTAAAAATTGTTTAAATATATTGAGAGACAATGAAGGTTTAACTGGTGAAAAAGCATTAAGAAATTTATCTTATATGTTAATATTAAAATTACTTGAACCACATTTTGGAAATGAAATAAATATTGATGACTATAAATACGATTTTAGTCATATTGAAGATGAAATGATTGAACAACATAAAAATAAATTATTAAAAATTGTAAGATTTAATAATTTATCAAAAGAAAAAGAAGATAATATTCCTGTAAATATAAAATATTTATGGGATGATATTTTATCAATTCATCCTACTACAAAAAATATATTCTTAAAAAATAAAGGTTTTGATATTCAATATAAATCTACATATAAAAAATTAATTGATAAATTACATTCACTTGACTTATCTCTAACTGAATATGATGTTTTGGGTAATGCTTATGAAGAAGTTATTCAAGATATTATGACAGGAAAAGTATTAGGGCAATTCTTTACTCAACCATTAGTCAAGAAAATGATGGTAAAATTAATTAATCCACAAATATATCCTGATGGTAAAATAGATACTTGTGGAGACCCTACTATGGGAACAGGTGGTTTTTTAATTACATATTTACAATATATTTTACAACAAGCAACCTCTAAAAATATTAAACCTGATTGGGAATTTATTAAAACTGAAGGATTATATGGTAAAGAATTAGAACCTGATACATATCAACTGGCAGTATCAAATATGTTAATATCATCAGGACATATGTTTGAAAAATTAGATAGAGGAGATAGTATTAGACAACCAATAACAAGAAAGTTTGATAATATTCTTGCAAATCCACCATTTGGTATTAAAGGATTAAAATATGATGATTTTCAAAGTCCATTAAAAAGTGAATATGTTCCTATTAAAACAGATAATGCGGTATCATTGTTTATTCAAGCAATTATTTATATGTTAAAAATTAATGGTAAATGCGCTGTTGTATTACCTGATGGACAAGATTTATTTTCAAAAACAAATAATACATTAGTTGCAATTAGAGAATATATTATGAAAACTTGTGATTTGAAAGAAATAATATATCTACCATCAGGTATATTTACATACACATCCATCAAAACTTGTGTGTTTTACTTTGTAAAAAAAAGAGAAGGAAAAGATGTTTTAGAAACCAAAATTATGGTATCCAAAAATCAAAAAGAAACAGGTAGAAATTACAAATTTTCAAAAACACATCAAACAACAAAAATTAAGTTTTATGATTACAATCCTTATGAAGATGTAAAAAATCTATTAGTTGAAGTTCCTATTGATAAAATTGTGAGTAATTCATATTCACTCAATTATGCTGAATATATGAAAGATGAAACCGAAGAAGAACAATATGAAGAAGGAGTTGTTATGAAAATATTAGGAGAAGTTTGTAAGTTTGATATTGGTGGAACACCTTTAAGAAGTAAAAATGAATATTATGAAAATGGAAATAATCTATGGGTTTCAGTAAGAGAATTGAATGGAGGTTATATTTATGATACAAAAGAAAAAATAACTGATTTAGGTATTCAAAATAGTAGTGTAAAATTATTTGCAAAAGATACAATATTATTCTCATTTAAATTAAGTATTGGTAAAACCGCAATTGTAGGTAATCCATTATATACAAATGAAGCAATTGCTGGAATATTAAGTAAAAATAATAATTTATTAAATAATAAATATTTATATTACTATTTGACTATTAATGATTTTTCAAAACTTGGTTCAGGAATACTTGGTAATGGTTCATTAAACAAGAAATCATTAGAACAAATAAAAATCCCAATCCCATCACTTGAACGCCAACAAGAAATCGTAAAATATTTAGATTTCATATATGAAAAAGCAAATAAAACAAGTTATGATAAAATTGCAGAATTGAAGCAATTGAAAAATTTTTGTATGAATAATCAAAAAATATTTGGTGAAAATGTAATAAAAACACTTGGAAAAGTTTGTAAAGTAAATCAAGGAACTTATATAAAACCTGATATGAAAATACAAGGTGAATATCCAGTGTATGGTGGTGGAAATATAAGTTATTATATTAATCAATATAATAGAGAAGATGATATAATTGTAGCAAAAGATGGTGTATCTGCTGATTGTGTTAGATATGAAAAAAATAAGTTCTTCTTAAATCATCACGGATGGACTTTAATTTGTAAAGAGCAAATAATTAAAAAATATATGTTCTATTATTTACAATTAATTCAACCTGAATTACTAAGTATAGCAAATGGAACTGCACAACTTGGAATTAATCAAGATAACTTTTATAAATTAAAAATATCAGTTCCATCACTTGAACGCCAAAAAGAGATTGTTGAATATTGTGAATATAATGATATACTCATTAAACAATTAGAGAAAGAAATTGAACACAACAAAAAACAAGCACAACAATTTATTACATTTTTTATAAAAACACCAGTTCAAATAGAAGAATAAAAATAATACAAATTCAATAAATGATGAAGTTTAAAATAAAATAGTATCTATTAAAGAATAAGTCATTATTGAACCAACTATAAAGACCAAAATTATTATCAATAAAAAATAAAAAAATTTATTATTTTTGAATAAGATAATCAAGTATAATTATTAACATTTATTTATTAGCATATAATTTTAGTATAAATATAATTATAAAATTTTATATTATATTATAAGAAAAATATATTTAACGGAATGACATAAAAAACCTACCTTAAAATTAATAATAAATAAAAATTAATAATAAATAAAAATTAATAATAAATAAAAATTAATAATAAATAAAAATTAATAATAAATAAAAATTAATAATAAATAAAAATTAATAATAAATAAAAATTAATAATTAAAAATTTTTATTTATTATAATCTAATTTAATTTTTATAAAAAAAAAATAAAAATTACCAATTAATTATTATTATAAAAGGCGCAAAGATTTATAAAAATATTTTATATCTTATATTATAAGATAATCAATTAATAAAAAATCTTTAATTTTTTATTAATTAATAAGTTAAAAAACTTAAGTTTTTTAACGAATCAACAATTAATTTATAAAAAAAAATATTTATTTATTTTATGAATTAATAATATAGATATAAATTTATTCATCCCATATGGCTTGGATACTTGATTTAGATACTTTAATATTATAGTCATTTTTAATATGAATTCTAGCCAAAGTTAAATCATTAGTTATTAATTTTAAATTTTTGATATATAATTTAAATTCTTCAGTATATTTTGATTTTTTATTATGAATATTATTTATATAATAATCTAATTTTCTTCCTGTTGTTGTTTCTATCCAACCATTTATAACAATTTCATTTATATCAACTTTATCATGACATGATTCACATAAAATAACTAAATTAGATTTATCATTTTTATGTAAATAAAAATCAGCTTTGTTATTATTAAAATCTTTTTGCCATATAATATGATGTGTTTCTAATTTAAGAGTGCTCTTACATATATAACAATTTTCAACATATACATCTTTATTATATTTACTTGGTTTTATTGACACATTATCATATTCTTTTAATATTTCATTAGTTCTATCATTAAATAGTTTATCTTTCATTAGATATTTTGCAACTTGCAATCCATAAAAAGTATCTCCTTGACCATCTAATAAATTTCTATCATATATTAACATATCATTTATTTCATCATAAGTTATTTTTAAGTGTTTACATTTAACTCTACTTATATTTTTAACTGAATCCATATTAGCAATTTTATGTAAATGGGTTGCTGTAATAAATGATGTATTAGAATTAGCTAATGTTTCTAACATATAACAAACTATGATATTAGCACTTTTTTCTTCAGTTCCTTTACATATTTCATCTCCTATAACTAACGTATGTTTATTATTTCTTTTAAGAATAGCCATTAAATCCATCATTTCAACCATAAATGAACTTAATCCTTTTATAATATTATCATTTCCATTTATTCTAGTAAATAGTGATTTATAAGGATTATAAATAAATTTAGTAGATGCAGTATAATATCCAATTTGTGCTAATATTATATTTAATCCAATAGATTTCATTAATGTAGATTTTCCAGAAGAATTAATACCATATAATAATATACCATTTTGTGGAGTATCATATCCTAATGATATATCATGAGGTTTATAATTAATATTATTACTAATTTTTTCAACTATTGGATGTCTTAATTCAATACTTGTTATAAAACTTCCTTCTTTAATCATAATTTCAGGCTTGGTATAATGGTTTTTTTGCGCACATATACTTCCACTATTTATAAAATCTATAAAACTAATTGTATTAGACCATTTCTTTAACTCTATTCCACATATTTTATAAAATTCTGCCATGTCATTGATAAATTGTGAATGTAATAATTTTACTAATATCATCTTGTAATTATTAATTTCTAATGACATATCTTTCATATTCTTACATGTTATCTTTGTATTTGTTGATTTTGGCAATTTATTAAATTCTAATAATGATATATCTAATTTAATTCCATCAATATTAATATTTTTAACATTACTTAGTTTACTTAATAATATTTCACATCTTTTATTAGTTATTAAAAAATAATGTCCATCCCGTTCATTGTATTTTAATTGTAATAATGATTTAGTTTCATCTTTATTAATATAATTTTCAAGTGTATACCTAAATTAATCATAAAATTTTGTAAAGAATTTATTTTGGCTTGTATATCATCAATTTCAGGATATATATTATCATTATAAAATGATTTATCAACATCATTAAAATTTAAATTATTTATGTTTTCTATTTTAAATTTCATTTCAATATACTTTAAACTATTATTTAAGATATCAATATTATCTAATGTTATTAATGCATCAATATTATTATCAATAAAATATATTGTTAATTTATTAATTTGATATAATGATATATATAAATAATATAATTCTAAAGGTTGTATTGCATTAATTTCTAATTTTCTTAATAGTTTATCAATATCATACATATCTTCTAAATAATTACTAATTTTATCTGAATGTTTATTATTAATTAAATTTTCAATAATATCATATCTTGATTTTATAATATTACTATCAATTAAAGGTAATGATAATTGATTTTGTAAATATCTTTTACCCATTGTTGTTTTTGTATAATTAATTATATTTAATAAACAATTATTATTAGTTATAACATCTAATTGTAATAATGAATGGTTTCCTAAATATAAATGACTTGAATTTTCAAAATACTTTGGAATAGATATCTTTTCTAATAAATTATTTTGATGAGATTTTATATAATCTAATAATATAACTAAACTTAATCTTGTCCAGTTTATATATTGTAATTCTAAAAAATCTAATATATCTATATTTCTTGAGATATTATATATCTTTTCTAAAAAAATTTTTTGCCATGTTATCTTATTATGTTTGTCAATATTAAATTTATATATATTGTCTATGTTTATATTTAAATAACTTATAATATCATTTATTGTTAAATTATATATAAATATATCATCATAATTTGAGTTGTTACTTATAATAATCTCCCTGGGTGGATAACATTCTATAAATCTTAAAGCATCATCTAATCCTATATATACATCTTCTGATTTTGAATAAGTTTCAAATATATAACCATATCCTGTAGTTAAATCATAGGTTGATAATCCTAAACACAATTGATAATCTTGGTTTTTATCTTTTATTTTATCTATAACTAATGATAAAATAAATGTTGTTTTCATGTCTTTCTTATCAATATATGTAGCAGGTGAATAAATATTAGTAACTTGTCTTTTAATATTAGGTGGGTCACTAGTTTGTTTATCAGATGACAAAGTCATCCGATCAAGATTTTGAGATTTACTCCCAAATTGTTCCACTAATATAATAGTAAAATTTAATTCTACCAATTTATCAATATAATTATATACTACTTGTAATGGAAATCCCATCATTCTTGGATTTGATTTAGATATTGGCAAATTTCCATTTTTTTTTGTACATATAACATCCAATTTTAATGATATATTAATTAAATTTATCCCTTCGTTATCTGTACTATATGCCTCAAAAAAACTACCAACTTGCATTAAAATTATTGTCTTATCTTTTCCATATATATTTTCATAAAATTTATGAATATCAAAATAATCTTTTACTAATATTTCTTTATCATAGTTCATACTCTATAAGAGTAAACAATTATTTATTTAAATAAAAATATTATATTTATTTAAATAAATAAATATATAATATAATATATAATGACTAATATAATTGAATCATCTATAAACACTTTATTAGAAACTCCGTTAGAAACTCAAGTTGAAACTCTATTAGAAACTCCAGTTGAAACTCCATTAGAAACTCTATTAGAAACTCCAGTTGAAACTCCATTAGAAACTCCATTAGAAACTCTATTAGAAACTCCATTAGAAACTCCAGTTGAAACTCCAGTTGAAACTCCAGTTGAAACTCCAGTTGAAACTCCAGTTGAAACTCCAGTTAAAACTCCAGTTGAAACTCCAGTTGAAACTCTAGTTGAAACTCCAGTTGATGATTCAATTGATGCTTCAGTTGAAACTCCAATTGAAACTCCAGTTGAAACTCAAGTTAATGATTTAGTTGAAATTTTAGTTGAAACTCCAGTTGAAACTCCAGTTGAAACTCCAGTTGAAACTCCAGTTGAAACTCCAGTTGAAACTCCAGTTGAAACTCCAGTTGAAGTTCAAGTTGAAACTCCAGTTGAAATTTCAGTTGAAACTCCAGT